GCGTTCTTGACGCTCAGTATTTCGGAGTGGCCCAAAGACGCAAGCGTGTGTTCGTTGTCGGATACCTTGGAGACTGGCGAGCTGCCGCAGCGGTTCTTTTTGAGCGCCACAGCTTGCAAGGGCATCCTGCGCCGAGCAGAGAAAAGAGGCAAGGTATTGCCGCCAGCACTATTCCAAGCGTTGCAGGCAGTCTCGATACAGAGTGTGGAGGAGGAAAGCTAACGCATCAAAGCGTTGCCAATGGTCACCTTGTTCAGACAACAGCGTTTTATGAAAGCAGTCTTGCTCAATATAAACAAGCTGATGTAAGTGGAACAACCAAAGCAAGTGGTGGTGTTGCCGGCGGTGGAATTGAAACATTCATAGCCCAAACAGTATTTGAAATGCATGGACAGGACAGCAGCGTGCGTGACCTTGGCGAGACTTGCAGCACAGTCACCAGCAAGTGGGGTACTGACGGCGGTAATGTGCCTGTCGCATTGCAACCCGCCTACGGCATACCTGGCAATTGGATTGGACGCAAGCCTGAGAACGGCGGCAACGCCACAGAGCCAATGTATGACGTTGCACCTTGTCTCACTCAAGCAGATCAGCATGGTGTGGCGCAACCAATTTTCCTGATGGATCAAGGCGGTAGCGTGATGAACATTGAGCATGACATGACAGGAACTCTTAGGCGTGAAACGCATGGACATGAGCCTGTTGTTATGCATTCCATGGCAGTTCGCCGATTGACCCCTGTTGAATGCGAGCGTCTTCAGGGCTTCAGCGATAACTACACCGACATCAAAAGCAAAAACAAACCTACGCCTGATGGTCCTCGCTACAAAGCGTTGGGCAACAGCATGGCAGTGCCTGTCATGGCGTGGATAGGGCAACGCATAGAACAAGTAGAGGCAATATGCAAGCAGAACAAATAGCCAAGTCGCTAGGCAACGCAAAGAGAGCAAATGGGCAATGGGTAGCAAGTTGCCCAGTACCGAGTCACGGCAAAGGCAACGGCGACAAGAATCCAAGTCTCAGCGTACACATCGATGACGAGGGCAAGCCATTGTTTCACTGCCATGGTGGATGCACTCAGGAGTCAGTCTTCCAAACCATCAGGGATATGCAGCTCTTACCCGAATTAGAAGAGCGACCCGATCCACTCGCCAACATTAAGCCTTTACCAAAGATCGAGTTCCAGCAGGAGTGGCAGTATCAGGACGAGGACCGCGTCACAGTATTTGTCAAGCACCGGCTGCGCGTAGGGGAGTCAGGAAAGACATATAGGCTCTACAAAGTAGATACAGACGGCAAGCGATACCCGACATTGGGTGACGCAAGGATCGTCCCCTACAAGTTACCCGAGCTGCTGGACGCAAAAACAGCAGGCAGGATCATCTACTTGGCCGAGGGCGAAAAGGCGGTGGACGCGCTGATGTCACTTGGCGTGGTGGCGACCACCGCGCACAGCGGCGCAGGCCATTGGCCGGAGGCCATCACCGAATATTTCGCTGGCGCAAATGTGGTGATTCTTCCCGACAACGATCTGAGTGGCTGGTCATACGCTCGCAAGGCAGCAGAGGCCATCCTGCCCATCGCCAAGGCGCTCAAGGTAGTTGACCTCGGACTGCAAGAGCAAAAGGCAGACGCATATGAGTTCATTGAAGCAGGCGGCGGCAGAGCAGAGTTGGCGGCGTTGGTCAAGGCAGCGCCAAAGATCAACAGCGTGGATGATGTAACGATTCCCGAAAGACTACAGGCGATTACAGGATCAAGTACAAAAACAGACGAAATCTATACACATCAGAATTCTCATGTACAGAAACAGGCAGATATTGCACATGAGTTTGCTCCTGACCCGACAAAAGAAGCAGACAAGCCAAAGCCAACCAAGACCATCAAGATTGAGCATTGGGACTCCATTGAGGATGAGCCAGTTGTATGGTTGATACAGGATGTGCTGCCTGCGCTTAGTTTCTCCGCGCTATGGGGAGCACCTGGCTCATTCAAGTCATTCCTAGCCTTGGATATTGCCGAGGCGATAGCTACAGGCAGGACATGGATGGGTAAAGAGGTAAAGAAGCAAGGTGCGGTGCTTTATATATGCGGCGAGGGATTTGGCGGCGTTGGCGCAAGGATTAAGGCCATCAAGATACATCACCAAACCGAGAACGGCGCACCGATATACATAGTCAGGCATCAACTCAACCTGAGATCCAGTGCCGAGGACTTTAACGCGCTGATGCTTGCGGTGGTTCAGCTGGTTGAGCAGACAGGCATGGAGTTCACTTTAGCCATTGTGGATACCTTGGCTCGCGCTTTCGGCGGCGGCAATGAGAACGACACCGCCGACATGATGGCATTTGTAGTGTCCATGGGCAAGATTCAAGAATTCTTAAGTTGCGCCTTGATGGTACTGCACCACTCAGGCAAGGACATTGCTAAAGGCATGAGGGGAAGCTCAAGCCTGTTAGGAGCTGTGGACACCGAGCTGGAGCTGCTGCGCTTTGAGGGTCAATTAAAAGGCTGTCTCAGCATCAGCAAACAGAAAGACGGCGTCCAAGATGAAAGATTTGGCTTTGAGATGGTGGAGGTAGAGATCAAGCCATTGGTCAAGAGCTTGGCTGTACAGGCCAGCGATGAGGCCGTCAGATTGATGTCAAAAAACAAAGGCAAAAACAACTCTGGAAAGGGCATAAACCAGTCCATTGAGATGACAAGTCTTGAGACAGTTGTTAAATCAAAAGGAATACCAAAGTTCATTGAGGGACTACAGCGTATGGCCGTCAATCTGACCGATTGGAAAGCCGAATTTAGGTCAAAAAAGGGCATCACAGACAAATCAACCAGCACCGAAAAAAGTTCATTTAACAAGGCATGGGAGCGCGCTCAGAAGAGATTGCAAGAGTCTGGCGAGATTGATATCAGGGATGAATTGGTGTGGTTGATGCCATTTAAGAGCAGTCAAGATGAGTTTTGATGCTGTATGTATATACAGAAATAATGCGACAAATGGCGACTTTGTCGCACTTTGTCTTTGTCGAATGCGACAAGACAAACCGAGAGTCTAAGACTCGGAGGTTTGTCGCATATCGATGTCGGTTATTCAGTGTCTCTAAAAAAGGAAATAGAAATGGCAACCAAAGCAAAAAAGAATTCTCATCCAGTGGTGGAGCATCCAAGTCCAAAAGCAGACGCTTGGACGATTCATGTGCAATCAAAACTGGTGGAGTTGGAGTTAATCAAGGCTGCCAGCGACAGGAAATGGGGAGAAAACCGACTGACTACTTTAGTAATCAGTGAGCTGAGAGAGAAATTTTGGATTCAGAACAGCAGATTGCATCAAGCGATGGAGTCCAAAGATCGGGCGAAGTTCGATTCCAGCGTGGCGGGAATGATCAGGGCGTATGGCGTACTGGATCAGTGGGCAACCGAAGAGGCATTGGAGCCAGCGTCAGCCATTCCTCGGATTGAGTGGGAGATGCAGAATGGTCAGACTATGGTGATCGTGCGAACAGTCAATGAGGCAGTAGCAATACAGACTCAGCGTCAGGACTTGGAGAATCACCATATCTGGTCAATGCAAGAACTAGAAGCATTGCTGGCTGATGAGCGTATGCAGGCAGTGATCAAGATCAAAGCACTTGTGCCAACAGCGCAACTCACCAGCTTCAAGCCAACTTCAGAGTTCAAGCCTGGCGGGGAAACAGGCTTTGATGACTTTGAAAACGATCTGACATTCAGCGACAATGACACCATAGATTACAAGTTCAACTCCAAACAAGCAGAGAGGTTCAGAGATGGCTCAATTTAAGCTCATGGCGGCACTTATCCGCGAAAAGGTACTGAACATCGTTCAGCGTATCAAAACAGCTTTAAGCAGGGGTTAAGCATGGCTGGAACACCAAAGCGAAGAAAGGATGTCGCTTTTCTCAATGAGATGCCAGAAGAGATGATCTTCAGCATGGTGGAGAGTGGCCGAAGCATTGCAGACATATGCATCGATCTGGGCATAGGTAAGCGTGCGCTAGACGATTGGATTGAGGAAAACGATCATGGTGCTATGATTACACGCGCGCGCACGCGTGCCGCCGATCTTATGGCTTGCGAC